TCGAAGCCTTCGCGCAAGGCGCGGATGCCCGACTCGGTACTCTAATGTTCCAATGGTCTACATTGGAGCATGAGAAGTTCCTAAAAGAATTCAATATAGACAAGCCAAGTACTTACCCAAAGGGTAAAGTATCGATTGTCAAAGAACCGGGAGGAAAGATAAGGCCAGTGACCTCGTCATCGACGTGGTTGAATACCTATCTATCGCCCGCTGCGCATACACTGAGAGGCTTCCTAGAAAGCCTCCCAGCGTGCAGAGTAGGCCTGAGCGAATCGAATGGACTTTTCCGATTCTCTCAGGAATACAAAATAGAACCAACCATAGACGACTTCATATCAACTTCTGATATGACGTCAGCCACGGACAGAGCTCCACACGAAACAGGTTTCGGGTTGCTCAATGGTTTGATAAACGAGTTATTTTCCCAAGGCGCTCTGACCAGAGCGGAAAGGGACTATCTCAAATCAGCTTCTGCGCTCTTAACGACTCCCAAACGACTTCAGCTGAAGACGAAAGGAAGCGAGAAGAAGCTCATAAGCGCAAGCGTTATGAAAGGAGAAATCGATGGCGTCTTTGACGGCAACGAATTTCTATTTTCTAACATGCGAGGTGTTATGATGGGTGACCCGCTCACCAAAATTGTCTTGACAATGAGTAGCTACGGAGCATGGCGGATGACTGTGAAGTCGCCGCATGACGACGTTAGAGACTTTCGTCTTGTAACGACACCATCAATGATTAGGACCTATAGCAAGGTCAAAGCCTACACATGTGCAGGCGACGACCATCTTGGGATAGGTCCCGAAGAAGATTTGATACGCATACCAAGAGTCATGGAATCCATGGGATACGAGATTTCTTGGGACAAGTACAATATCAACAAGAAGTATGTATCTTACTGTCAGATGTTTGGTATGCTACCCAGGTATAACCCGGTTAGCAAGGCCAAGGCTGTCAAGAACAGCTCTGAACGTAAGTTCATACAAATCGACGTGCCGAAGTTAAGACTCCTCACCCAATTCCAGAAAATGGGCGGGAGGGAAAATTTCGACAAGCCTGACCCCATGGTGGGAAAATCATTGCAGATGTCAAAAGACATTATGTACATGAAAGAAACCATGGAGTTAAAAGAGGTGAAGAACGACGAAAACCTGGACATATATTATGCCAGGTTGAAGTCTTTTATTAACCTACAATCCGTTTACGTTCGACTTCTCATGCCATCATGGATGGAATGGAAGTTGATCACAAACGTAATGACTTATTTACCACCGGAATTCGGAGGCCTTGGTCTGACTCTTCCTTTCGACGTGTCGATAAAAGAGGTAGACAAAGCCAAAGATATCGCGAGTCGGTTTTCCACAAAAGTGGAAAAGCCGATATTCGACGATACGGTGACGGAATGGGAGAGAGGAGTTAACGTAACCAATGTGGTGATCAATCGGTTGGTCTCCGCAGGGTTAGGGAAAACCCTCTCTGAAGAAGAAATGAAGGAAAAGGCCAAAGAAGAGATAATTTCTCAATCTGCGGCCGGAACCGAAATTTCGATTAGCAATATGAAACTATGGAATCATATCAATCACAAGTACACTTGTCTTGATAGAAATATTCCATTGGTTACAAGCCAAGAAAACGCCTACGTGACGCTTCTAACGCATCCTACAACAAAGTTGGAGGTAACGAAGAAGCTTCGTGCAAGGCAATTGCTCAAGAAGCGAGAGCTCGACTTAAAGAAGTACGAGCCAAAGCTTTCTTTTGACTGGAGTATCCCAAAGGGCCCTCGGAATTATATTAAGACCGAGGAACTGCGAGAGGCTTTACAAACAGGGTTTGTAATGCCGTCGTTGAGGATAAATACTAGATTGTTCGAAAATTCGCTTAGGAAGTATCCTAAGTGGATTTCGAACGTCGAGTCAGTTCGTGAGATGACCGAAACGGGTTCATTTGATGCTAGCATCAACGAGAGCCACATTTCGATCGTCGCCGACTCGATCTCTCAATGAGAGAATG